GGCTACACCTGTTTGTTGTCCTGTTGTAGGATCAATACCCATCTGTTGTGCCGCTTGAGAGAAAGCTGCTGATTCTGTCGGTGCAAAACTAGCTATGCCACGTTGAAACTGATCTACGGGTGTATCTAAAAGACCTGGATCTTTTTTATCCCCTATTTTTTTACCTTCAGGAAGTGTATCTCCTTCTTTGTAAACTTCAGTTCCGCCATATACACCATCTAAAAGTCGTCTTCTATAATCTTCTAAAAATGGTGCTTCTCTTGATATTTGTGTTGCTGTTTGTACCATTATGCTACTCTCTGACCCATTTTAGCAAGTTTATCTTGTAGTGCATACATGAAGTCTGCGCCTTTTTCTCTTGCTTGCTGTGCATTTTTTGCACCCATCATTACACCTGCACCATTAACAGCATCTGTTCGTTGTACAAACTCGCCGTCACTTAACATTGCAGGTATTGAATCACTTGTCTTTGTACCAGGTCCTTCTATCTGACCTGTCTTTCTTGGAAATACATCTCCACCTTTTGCCATACCCATAATACCTTGACCTGTCATTGCTGAGTACTGAACAGGGTCCATTGCTTTTAATCCGTTAACTGGTTGTTGTCCCATCATACCGCCTGCAGCTTTATATGTAGGCATTAAATTTTGTATTCGTCTTTCCTCTGGTGGTCTTTCAAATTGTCCACCATACATCGTATCTACCGCGCTCATGTATTTACTTGGATCTTCGGGTCCTGGTTTTTTAGCATCTTCTTTTGCTGCCAAGTAAGATAAGTATGCAGGTAAGCCTGCTGATATCGCTTGCATACCAAAAGAAGGTTTTGGATTTTCGGCTGTGCCTCTTTCTTTAAAAAAACTTGATCCAAGATCTTTAACAGTATCAATAATAAAGTTATTTTTATTTGGTAATCTATTTTTAGGATCAATATAAGTATTCATTCTGTTAATAACTTCTTCGTAAGGACCTGATTGTCTTGCTCTATCTATCATGCTTGTCTGGTCTGCACCTTTATACCCAAGAACGCCAGAGGCCGCTGCTTTAATTAAAGCATCTCTAGGTTTATCACCTGATAATATTGATGCGATACCTGAGCCAAACATTGCTCCAGGCGCTCCAAACATGGAACCGCCAATAATAGGTGCTGCTATCTGCAGACCTTTTTCTAATATTCCTCGTAAACCTTTAAGCATAATCTCCTAATAAACTGCAATTTATGTGATTGTCGTATGCAAGGAGGCTGCCCTTGGATAAATAAGCCTATTTAATTATATATTTATAGGCAAATTATTGCTATATGACAATAGATATTTGCAAGTAGAAAGGAAAAGCATGACTAAAAAGAAACAACCTACCGAACAAGTCTTAAAGTTTGACACTATTAGACCTTTTGGTCCTACAATAATGAGAGGCAGAATGCCTGATTTCATTACTAAAATGCTTGATGATAAAGCAACACAAATGTTAACGGATAAAAAATTATCTAAAGAGTTTGATCATTCAGGAAATTTAGCAGGTAATGTTAAACAAGAAGTTCGTTATCCTCAAGATTGGATGAACACCGAAGAGTTTATGCCGATGGTACAACTAATGGGTGAGATGGTTAAGAATTATATTTCTATACCACCAGCAAGTGAAACTATTTCACCTGATTACGTAGGTAAGATGGTTATTGAATCTATGTGGTGCGTGAGCCAGTGGGCGGGAGACTTCAATCCTTTTCATATACATGAAGGTCAATTATCTGGTGTCTGTTATCTACGAGTGCCGCCAAGTCTACCAGCAGAGTATGCAAAAGAAGATCACTATCCAACTGTAGGTGATATTACTTGGTTCAATGGTCAAGCGGCAACGTTTAGTGGACACAAACATCAAGAGTCACCAAAGGTTGGTGATATATTTTTGTTTCCAAACTGGTTAGCACACGGCGTATATCCATTTAGAACACCAAATGAAGAGAGAAGATCGGTATCTTTTAACTTACATTTAATTAAAAAAGACGAGCCACAGCCTTTAGAAAACTAATGCAACATATAGCAGCAACTGAATTTGTTATGTATGTCGATAATTTTTTAGACAATAATACGCTCAAATCACTTCAAGATACTTTAGTTAATTTAAAATATGAAGAAGTAAAAAACCCTGAAGGGCAAATATATGGTCTTCGTCACACTTTTAATAAAAGTTTTCACGAAGATCCTTTACTTAACTTAATTAAACAATATTTTTTTCCTCATAGAAATTTAATTCCCTTGTCGGTCAGCGCACATATTAGAGATAATAGTAAAGAACCCTTGTTTCATATTGATAATGATAAAGGTAATGTTGCTAACTTTCTTCTTCATGTTAAAGGAGAACCTCTTTTAAATAACGGAACTGGTTTTTTAAAAAATAATCAATTAGCAACTCACATTGGTTTTATTGAAAACAGAGCTTTATTTTTTAATGGCAGTAAAATTTGGCATAGCGATTTACAAGCATTGGGAGATAGTTCAAAAAGATACACATTAAATATCTTTTATAAAGATGAATAAAGATACAAAGTTTGTCATGTGTGTTGATGATTTTTTATCTCCACAATCTCTTTTATTATTACAAAACGAAATGATGGAAATAACAGAGTATGAAAATGCTGAAGATCCTTTAGGTAGAGTTTTTGGTTGGAGATATTATTATGATTCTGATTTTAATGAAAAACACAATGGGCTTCTTGACGACATAAAACATTTTTTCTTTCCTCATAGAAATTTAGTTCCTATGCAAGTTAGTGCAAATATAAGATCTCAAAATAGTGTAGCAGAGGGAAGTCAACCTTTATTTCACAAAGATACCTATGGTGACAATGTTGCTAATTTTTTGTTTTACGTAAAGGGTGAGCCTTTAATTAATAACGGCACAGGTTTTTTATATAATAATAGATTATCTACCCATATGGGTTTTGTAGAAAATAGAGCTTTGTTTTTTAACGGCTTACAATTAGAACACGGTGATTTACAAGCTTTGGGAAATAGCTCTATTAGATATACTTTAAATATTTTTTATAAGGAGGAGTAATGGATATTAATAAAGTCCCTATGGTCCGTGTGACGTGGTTAGATGCTCGTGATACAGAGACAGGTTGGCTTGATATAAAAGACGTTATAAGTGCTCCGTTGGCCGTGTGCCAAGAAGTAGGGTGGATGGTTCATAATGGTAAAGAAAAAATAATTATTATGCGCTCTTATAGTAAAGACAAAGAAGACGTTACGGGTGGCGGTGCTATAGCTATACCTAAAGGTTGGTTAAAGAAAATAGAATATTTAAAGGTAGATTATGTTCAAACCTAATATACACCACGTTGAAGGGGGTGTTGGTAAACATATTCAATTTACCTCAATATTAAAAAATATAAAAGAAAAGTATAATCAAAAACTTGTAATTACTTCTGCTTTCCCTGAAATATTTGAACACTCTCCACATGTTGCTTATTCTAGTATTTGGAATCACAATGTTTTTTCCGATGAAACTATAGGTCGTTTTAATCAATATGATAATATTTTTTTTAAAGACCCTTACAGAAGTGATTGGTTAAAAGGAGATATTCATGTCATAAAAAAATGGGCGGAATTATATGAAGTAGAAATTGATGATATAAGACCAGACTTTAATATAAATGTAGACCTTGAAAAACAGCTCATGCCTCATATTCAAGCGATAGGTAAGTTTATTCTTTTACAATTTACAGGAGGTCAAGCAATTCAAGAAAATTTATATAACAAACATAATTTTGGTCGTAACTATCTTTATGGTCAAGAACTAATAAAACTAATACAAGAATCTTTTCCTAATCATATTATCATAACATTTGGTCATTCAAACGAACAAGCTGAATACCAAGGAGAAACAAAATTTAATAATCAAACAGGAGAACTTTTATTTAAAACAAGAGAGGATTTTATAATACTTTCTAAACACTGTGATTTTTTTATATCTATTGATAGTGCTTTACAGCACATGTGTTCTAATAAAAATTTTAATAAAAAAGGAATTGTTTTGTGGGGTTTAACTAATCCCAATAGATTTGGATATGAGTCAAATATTAATTTAATTTCTTCCTATCCTAATTGCGTAGAAATAGAACCTAAAAAAATAATTGATGAAGCATTAAAATTATGACAAAAATATTTATAGGCACTCCGTGTTATGGCAACATGCTTACAGCAGATTATTTTAAAAGCTGTTTACAACTTACAGCTTTGGCAGCTAGTAAAAAAGTAGAATTACAATTTGGAACTATTGGTAATGAGTCTTTGGTAACAAGAGCTCGTAATACATTAGTGCAGTTATTTATGGATAATGAAGATTACACTCATCTTTTATTCATTGATGCTGATTTGGCTTTTAATCCTGAATCTGTTTTTCGTATGCTAGACTTAGACGAAGATGTAGTAACGGGAGTGTATCCACGAAAAGTAATTGATTGGACAAAAGCCATTAGAAGAGTGAAGGAAAATCCAAACATTAAAGAAGATGAGTTACATGCAGCATCTTTACAATATAATTTAAATGTTAAAAATCCAAAGAAAGTAATGGCAAAAAAAGGATTTATAGAAGTATTAGATGGTGCTACAGGATTTATGTTAATTAAAAGAAATGTATTTAAAAAAATGGCATTAGCATATCCTCATCTTAGATTTAAATCTGATCAACATTTAGGAGATCCTCACGACAAAACCTTTGGATATCACGACACATCTGATTGGAACTATGCTTTTTTTGACACAATGATAGAGCCTGATACCAAAAGATATTTGTCAGAAGACTACGCTTTTTGTCGTTTATGGCAAAAAATAGGTGGTAAAATATACGCTGATATTGTTAGCGGTATGACACACATGGGTAATTACTCATTCAAAGGCAACGTGGCCACTCAATTCTTGCCACAAAACAATAAATAATTTAGTATACTCCGACATGAAATTAGTTGACTTAAAGTTCCAACCAGGCATTGACAAACAAGATACAGCTTACTCAGCAGGAGATCAACGTAAGTATGTTGACTCAAATCTTGTACGGTTTCACTACGGAAAGCCTGAAAGATGGAAAGGTTGGACATATTTACCAGATCCAAACAAAACTATTGTGGGCGTGGTCCGTGATACGCATAGCTGGATTGGTTTAGACGGAACCAGATACCTTGCTTTAGGCACTGATAGAAAATTATATTTATTCTCTGGCAGTAAGATTTATGACATTACACCTATTAGAGAAACAGCAGCTTTAACAAATCCATTTACAACAAATGGAACAACAACAGTTACAGTAACTGACGCAGACCATGGTGCTATTGAAGGAGACTTTGTAACCTTTGATTCTTTCTCTGCAATAGATGGTTTAGACATGAACAATGAGTTTGAAGTTACAACATATGTTGACGCTAACACATACAAAGTTACACATACCAGCGCAGCTTCTGGATCTACTTCTGGTGGTGGCGGATCAGGTAATGCTAATTATCAAATTAATATTGGAGAGACTGCTTCAACTTTTGGATATGGATGGGGCACGGATACTTGGAGTACTGGTGCATGGAATGAACCAAGCACGTCTTCAAGTGTTACTGTATTTGCTCGTAGTTGGTCATTAGATAATTTTGGCGAAGATTTAATTGCAACGGTTTTAAATGGTAGCACCTATATAAAAGATATTTCTGGTGCGATCGACGCAAGAGCAACAGCTTTATCTAATGCTCCTACTGCATCTAGGTTTAGTTTAGTATCAACTGATACAAGACACTTAATGATTTTTGGTACAGAAACCACTATTGGCACACCAGCAACACAAGATGATTTATTATTTAGATTTTCTGATCGAGAAGATGCTACAGATTATACACCAGTAGCGACAAACGAAGCTGGTTCACTACGTATATCTGATGGTTCTAGAATAGTAGGCGCTGTTAAATCATCAGGGCAAATATTAGTTTGGACAGATACATCACTTCATGGTGTTCAGTTTGTTGGCACACCTTTTACTTTTGGTTTAAGACAACTTGGTGCAAACTGTGGATTAATAGCACAGCATGCTGCTATTGAAATTAATGGTAGAGCATATTGGATGTCTGATAATTCTTTTTACATGTATGATGGTGTTGTCAAAAAAATGCCATGTTCCGTACAAGACTATGTATTTGATGATTTAAGTTACACAAATAGAAATGATATTGCTTGTGGTATTAACACAGCTTTTAATGAAATTATTTGGTACTATCCTTCAGCAAGTGCTACAGCAATAGACAGAGGTGTTGCTTACAATTATTTAGAAAACACTTGGTACACTGTCAATATTGGAAGAACAACTTGGCTTGGTGCTTATGTATTTGAACAGCCTATTGCTACGGAATATAGTGCAAGTATAACAGCAAATGTCTCTACTATACTAGGTTTGACTGCAGGTGCTTCTTATCTTTATGAACATGAATCAGGTAATAATCAAGCAGATGGCACAGCTATTTCTGCTTTCTTAACAACTGGATCTGTTGAAATTGCTGATGGAGACGAGCTTATGTCAGTTAGTAGATTAGTTCCAGACTTTGATAATCTTGCTAATACAATGACAGCTACTTTAACTCTTGAGCAATATCCACAATCTGCAGCTAATGTAACCACAACAGGCAGTATTACTAGCACCACAGAGAAAATTGATGTAAGAGGTAGAGGTAGAGCAGTTAAAATTAAATATGAAACCAACACAGTTAATGACACAGCTTGGAGACTTGGATCAACAAAACTACAACTTAGACCAGACGGAAGAAGATAATGGCTAAAATAACAATTACACGATTACCAAATGCTACAGAAGAATACAGTCCTAATCAGTTTGATCAAATGGTTTCATTACTAGATCAAATTATTCTTTTACTTAATACAAACTACCAACAAGATTTAAAAGAAGAATCACAGTCGGAGGCTTTTTTCCTTGGCTAATGTATTTAAAAGCGCAATGGTGGATATCACCACAACAGATTTAACAACTATTATAACAGTTCCTACGGCTAATCCTGGTGCAACACCACCAGTTCCGCCTACTACAGATGTAGTAAAATCTCTTTTAATTTGTAACGACTCTGGTTCAACAACTTTAGTTGATGTTGAAGTTGTTCGAGCTTCTGCAACCTTTGAATTATTCAAAGCAAAAAGTGTTGCTACAAATACAACCACAGAATTATTGACACAACCTTTAGTTCTGCAAGAAAGTGATGTTCTTAAAGTTCAA